TTCCTGTCAGCGAAAGGCAAATCGCTGCGTTTAAGGAACGCCTTCATTAGAGCGCCATAGCCATCCAGGTGTGAATCTGGTAGCTTGACCTTAACCACCATACCCTTGACAAAGGGGCGTTGGAGATTGGGGTCCCACCCATCGGTATCATAACCGATGAACGAATGACGTCCTAGTGCCGAAGATGTTTCGGCGACCCGGGGAAGAGGTATTATTCTCTCAACCAGGTCAAAGACATACGCCGCAGTCTTCCACAAACCATGCTTATAAAGCAGGTTTGCAAAGGCAACGGTCGATATGATCTCGGATGCTTGCTTCCGTTGCGTAGGGAGCATGGTGCGGAGCTTAACGATAGAAACATCGTCGCCCGCCCAATACTCCTTACCGCAAGACTCTCTGAACTTACCAGTCCAGAAAGACTTGTTTGAGTTCACCTTGAAGCCGTAGGCCTCAAGAGAACCGACAACGGAACCCACAAATTCTACGGGGACAACGATATCGTCGCCGTAGACGCGTACCGAACCCATAAGGGACTTTATGTCCCTTCTGGTAATCCGGCGGCCTAGACCCTTCTGGATCCCAATGAAGACCACTGTTGCGAAAACAACAGCCTCCATCGGAAAACAAAGGGCCGAACCCATAGACGCGAATTTCGAAAGACGAATAACTCGTCTGCCGTCAACATCAGCCTTTCGACTACGTGTTGCGTCTACCGCAGCTGCAAAGCTGGGGAAGTTGCGCAACATGCGTCGTACATGCTGATTGGAGACACGATCAGAGGCTTCACTCAAGTCGAGTGTAGCCAGACTCCCATCAAGGGAACCTCTACGAGCCATGTCCTGATTAGGGACCTGGCTAGAGTAGTCGATAAGGTTACGAGGGATGTCATGCCCTCGCATAGCCTTCTCGAATATCTCCAAAACGCCCTGCTGCATGTATTGCATTGCAGTGGGCTCAATGGCGATAATACGAGGTGTCTTCAGCGTTTTAGGAACTGTGATAACCCTAACGGGTATCTCAGCTCCGGGTTCGTGAAAGACAAGACGGTCATAGTCATCAATATATTGATGATATGAGGCAAAGAGGTTCTCCCCAGCGGGGAAGACCTCTTCAAGCCGACTGGTCCAACTTGACTGATTAAACTTACGGTTTCCCTTAAGTCTGTCAGCAGTTGCACCAGGCCCGTGCTTAGGGATGACGTTACCTTCATAGATCTCTCGATCTATGTCAGCAAACATGTCACTCCAGAGCAAAGAGACCATAGCATCGAATTCCTCATGGAGGGACTCGAATGTGAGGTCAGCTTTCTTGACTTCCAGCTCACAAGAGAGGTACTTGTCGATAGCAGCTTCTCGACGTGCAGGACTGCACTCGATAGCCATCTTTGCG